GGGCAGATTCTCACCCGGCGTCCCGATGCCGGCCTCGCGTGGATGGATATGCCAAAGCGAATTCGGGGGATACGTCACGTAACGTACACAGAATCGGGCACATATACACCGGCGAGCAACGTTGCGATTATAGAGGTTCGCGTTTCTGGTGCAGGCGGAGGCGCAGGCGCAGACAACCAAGGGCATGTTAAGCCTGACGGTGAGGCCGGTGGAGACACGAGCTTTATAGGCGGCGCAACGTCAATAACTGCCAAAGGAGGCGGCCCCGGCTTAAACCCCCTTGCTACCGGTGTGATAAAAATCAGATCAGCTTGGTCCGGCGGGACAGCAACCGGCGTTGAATCCTCGTATGTGGTGCCCGCCGGAGGTTCATTGGGCGGGGCGACAAACGCCGCACGAGACGCCGCCAACTACATCCGCCACGGCATTGACGGGCAGCCCGGCGGGCTGGTTGTTGCTGTCATAGCTAAGCCGGTTTCAACGTATGACGTCACCATTGGCGCAGGCGGCCTATCGGGCACCGTCATGACGGGCACAGAGGCTGCAGCCGGTTTAAATGGCAGTGTAGTCATAACTGAATATCTGGAGGAATAAATCCTATGCCAACTTATTACAGTCCGGAAGGCAATCCTGAAATATGGGCTGAACAGCCGGAAGGGTATGTAACCAAACAGGAATGGCAAAAACAGAACAGTTCTGCGCCTACCCGCGCAGAACTGTACACGGCTAAACAGGCGGAAATCCGTGACGGAGCCGAAGCCATGCTGACCGCGCTGGCCGCGGAATACGCACCGCTGGAACGCCAGACATGGGACCAGCAGGCGGCAGAGGCAGAGGCCCTGCATACGGATGCGGACGCACCGGCCCCGCTGGTGCGGGCCATTGCCGCCACGCGGGGCATGCCCGTGGGTGAGCTTGCCGCCCGTATCCTTGCCAACCGCACCGCATGGGTTGCCGTATCCGGCCATGTGGTAGGCCAGCGGCTGGCGTATCAGGATGCGCTGGAAGCAACGCAAAGCCTCGCGGATGAAGAAGCTACCGCGGCAATATCCGCTATTGAACCTGTTTACACGCTGCCTGACGTAAAACAGGCCGCCCAAAGCTGATCCTTTAGTCCCTTTGGAGGGTTAACAGTATGAGTGAACTGTTTTTGCATGGTGTGGAAGTTGTCGAAATTGACAGCGGCCCGCGTCCGATCCGTACTATCCGGTCTTCTGTTATCGGGCTGGTGGGTACCGCTCCGGATGCAGATCCGGCGGTGTTTCCCATTAATACGCCTGTGCTGATTGCCGGAAGCCGCAACCTCGCAGCAAAACTGGATACCGTGGGCAATGGTGCAGGTACGCTGCCCGCTGCTATAGACGGTATTTTCGATCAGGCCGGTGCTGTGGTGATTGTTGTGCGTGTGGAAGAAGGTGCGGATGCAACAGCTACCATGACAGCGGTTGTTGGCGGCACAGATGCCAGCGGCAGGCCTACCGGCGTACATGCGCTTAAATCTGCTGCTTCGGTTGTCGGCTTTTCTCCTCGCATTCTCATTGCTCCCGGCTTTACTCACCAGCGCGAAGAAGACAGCCAGAACCCCGGTACATTTTTGAAGAACCCTGTTGCGGCAGAGCTGGAAGGCATTGCAAGCCAGTTGAAAGCCGTGGTGATAGTGGACGGCCCCGACGGCTCCGAAACAGAGGCTATGACCGCTGTAAATGACTTCGGCACTGCACGGATATTTTTCCATGATCCGTGGTTTCGCGTGTACCGCAATGGTGAATATGTTGACGAGCCGCCTAGCGCACGCATTGCCGGTATCATTGCCCGCATGGACAATGACAAGGGCTTTTGGTGGTCGCCGTCTAACCAGCCTGTATTCGGCATCAGCGGTTTAAGCCGTCCTGTTCACTTTGCCATGGGTGACTATAGCAGCGGTGCTAACCTGCTGAATGAAAAGAACGTGGCAACCACTATCAATTATGAAGGCTATCGGCTGTGGGGCAACCGCAGCACTTCCAGCGATCCCAAATGGGCTTTTCTGTGCGTACGGCGAACAGCCGACATGATTAATGAATCCATTCTGCAGGCGCACTTGTGGGCAGTCGACCGGCCTATCACGAAAACGTACGTCGAAGACGTTACCGAAGGCGTAAACAACTATTTGCGCTACTTGCAGAACAAAGGGGCCATTCTTGGCGGTACCTGCTGGCCTGATCCTGACCTGAATACGCCGGATCAGATCCAACAGGGCAAGGTGTTTTTCAACTTTGACTTTACACCGCCGTATCCTGCTGAGCGGGTAGTGTTCCGCTCCATGCTGGTGAACGATTATGTAGAGGAGGTGTTTAAGTAATGGCTCTTGCAGACAAGATTTTGAAAAATTTCAACCTGTTTGTGGACGGTCGGGGATTTGCCGGTAACGTAAAGGAACTCAAACTGCCCGATCTGACAATCAAGGAAGAAGATTTTCGCGCTGGAGGCATGGATGCTCCTGTAGGCGTTGATATGGGCATGGAAAAGTTGGTGGTAACGTTTACCACCGCAAAGCATTGTAAGGATACCTTGGCCCTGTTCGGGGTTTCTGCTTCTTCCGGCACTGTGCCCCTGATTGCCCGTGGCGCTGTGGAAAGTCTGGACGGCTCGACTGAATCCGTAAAGGTAACGATGCAGGGTAAGGTAATGAAGGTTGAGCAATCTGCATGGCAACCCGGCAGTGAAACGACCCATACCTATACGGCTACGCTCAGCTATTACAAATACGAGCAGGGCGGTACCGCTATCCATGAAATCGACATTCCCAACATGAAGCGTGTCATTAACGGCAAAGACATGCTGGAAGCACAGCGTAACGCTTTGGGGCTGTAACAATATATACGGGGGCTTCGGCCCCTGCTTTAAGGAATGGTTATGCAAAATACGGTTGAAACAATCACACTGGAATATCCTGTTGAGTACAACGGCGAAAAAATTACCGTTTTGCAGATGCGCCGACCCAAGGTGCGTGATCAGGTTGCGGCACGCAAGATGGGTAGTGACGATGCGGAGATGGAAATTAAGCTGTTCGCTAACTTGTGTCAGGTTGCGCCTGTCGTGATTGAAGATCTGGATATGAAGGACTACGGCAAGATTTCTGCCACGTTCCGCGATTTTTTATCGTAAGGCCTGATGATGCGCGAGTTATGATGTTGTACCTCGCGCATTATTCGGGCTGGGCATACCATGATTTGATGGAAATGACAGTTGAAGAACTGCTTACGTGGGTTGAGCTGATACCAAAGCCAAGCGAGTAGCCATGGCAACAAAAAAATATGCAGCCGTTATTGAAATAGGCGGCGCTGTTGCATCGTCCTTCAAAACAGCTTCGCAGGCTGTGAAGGGCGATTTTTCGCAGATAGGGGAGGCTGTCAAGCAAGTCAAAGAACGACAGGATATGCTTGAAAAGTTCGACCCTCAAGCGGTGCGCACTGCCGGGCGTGAATATCGTGACCTAAAGCGGGATGCTGCCAAGCTGGCAAAAGCATATGAGCAGGCCGAAAAGCCTACAGCAGCCATGCGGCGTGAGGTTGCCCGTGCTCAACGGGCGGCTGAAAAAGCCGGAAAAAGTTATAAAGCTCAGCGTGAACGGCTGGATAGTCTGGGCAATGCGTTACGTGATGCCGGTGTGGACACCAACAAGCTGAGTAGCGAACAGCGCCGCCTTAGTGCCGAAATGGCAAAGGCCGAAAGCCGAATGCAGGCTCTGCAGCGTGCAGCAGATGCAGGAGTAGGGCAGGCATTTGGTAATACTGCACGCAGTGCAGGCCAGCTAGCTATGGGCGTTGGCGCGGTAGCCACCGGCATTGGTGCTGCAGTTACCATGACCAATAAGCTGACAGCAGATCAGGAAAACCTTGCCCGTTCGCTGCATGTTTCCAGCGCCACCTTTGAGGCATGGGGTGGCTTGGCAAAGGAAGCCGGTTACGAGGCCGACCATGTTGGCGATCTGATTGAAGAGATGACCAACAAGCTTGGTGAAAGCAAAGGGCTGGAAGAAATAACACCGGTCAAAGAGTCGTTAGAAATCCTCGGGCTGGCGTTTGAGGATATTATCAACCTCTCGCCGGAAGAACAGTTTTTAGCCATAGCCAAAGCCGCTAAGGAACTGGACGATCAGCAGGCGGCTGTATCTGCCGCTGATATTCTGATGGGCGGTGAGGCTAATAAATTTTTCGGCTATCTGCGAAGTCGTAAGGAAGGCGTTGAAGAACTTCTGGCACAGCAACGCGAGCTGAATGTACTGACGGACGAAGGAAGGGAAGGGGCAGTTGCTTATAATTCCTCAGTCAGCAAGCTTACTACAGTAATCGGATCTGCAACTAAAGAAGTGTCCGGCCTGATTGGCGGAGCAATGGCACCATATATTGAGGAGATCGGGCCTCAGTTTGCTGCATGGATGGATGAACACCGCGAGGACATTAAAGGCTTTGCGGAAGGCTTTGGCAAAGCCTTGCCGCAAGTAGGTGCGTTTGTTTTCGGTATGCTTTCCGTAATCGAAAGCATAGGCAGTGCGGTTGGGTGGCTTGCCGAGATGGTAGGAGGCTTTGAAAACCTGTTCTGGATCATCGGCGGGGCAATGGCTGTAAAGACGGTAGGAAGCCTGCTTATGTTTGGTCATGCCGTGTATACCGCAGGTGCGGCATTGGCTCCGCTGGTGGGAGCGGCATTGCCTGCTTTGGCTGCTGGTATCAAAGCTGTGGGCGTGGCCATTTTGACTACACCTGTCGGTTGGATTATCGGCGCGATAGCAGCCGCTGTTGCTGTTGTGTATCGATTGATTACTGCATGGGACGAACTGAAAGCGGCTTTCTCGGTTGGCGGGGCTTGGGGGGCCGCAAAAACATTTTTCGGCTTTGGCGATTCCGGTAAAGAGCAAGATCCGGAAGCCACCACCGGAGTAAGTGAAGCTACTGTACCAAAATCATATAGTACGCCACGTCTTCCGGCTGCTGGTGGGGGCAGTAACACAAACGTGCGGCAAGATATACAAGTACAGGTTACTGCCGCCCCCGGGCAATCTGCTTCGGATGTGGCTGATGAAGTCATGCGCCGGATGGATGAACAGCAAAATTCACTTGCCCGCGGTGCGTTGTATGATGGGGTGTAACTTATGAAACGACCAATGATGAAGTTAGGGCGGTATACCTTTGGCGTGGATACTGCCGCCTTTCAGTCGTTTAGCAGGCAGAGTCAGTATAGTTGGGCATCGCAGGAGAGAATCGGCAGAGAGCCCGCGTTGCAATATTCAGGGCCGGGACAAGACAAGGTCACATTGCCGGGCGTTATGTTGCCTGTATATGCGGGCGGGCTTGGTCAGCTGGATGAAATGCGAACACAGGCAGCACAAGGGCAACCATTATTAATGATAGACGGACGCGGCGGGATCCATGGTTATTGGGTGATTTTATCCATCCGCGAAACTCAAAAGCACTTCTTGTCTGGCGGTGTACCACGCCGCGTAGATTTTTCGCTGGAACTGCAATACCATGGTGAACGTTTATGAAATATCGCACTAAAGACGGGGATACGTTGGATGCCATTTGCTGGAAGTATTACGGCGCACAAGGCGGAGCGGTTGAGATCGTTCTGGAAGCTAACCCCAGACTTGCCGATATGGGGCCGGAGCTGCCTTCCGGTGTGATTATTACACTGCCCGATATGCCGGAACCGCAAATAAAGGAAGGGGTGACGTTGTGGTAGATTTCTCCCCGCGTTACCGGATAACTGCGAATGGCGCAGACATTACCACAGCCCTGATGGAGCGTAGTGCTTCAATAACAATTACAGATGAGGCAGGCATTAAGTCTGACTCGCTGGATGTTACTTTGGACGATGACGGTATTCAGGTGCCATCGCAAGGAGCAGAGTTGCAGGTGTATATGGGCTATGAAGGTGGCGTGCGGCAAATGGGCTTGTACGTGGTGGATGAGGTGGAGCTTTCCGGCCCGCCTAACACGTTAAAGATAAAAGCCCTTGGTGCACCGCTGGCAAAAAGCAACACATATACACAATTGCAGGAGCCTCGTTCCCGCAGCTGGACACCTGCAACAGTTGGCGACATGGTAAAGACTATTGCCACTGAGCACGGATTAAAGCCTGCTGTTTCTGCCGCACTGATAGACAAGGCTCTGGAACACATAGATCAGACAGATGAATCTGATATGCACCTGCTTACCCGTCTGGCGCAAGAGCACGATGCCATTGCCAAGGCAAACGGAGGCTCCTTGTTGTTTGTTGAGAAAGGCAAAGGTCAGAGTACTACAGGCCAGCCGATGCCGCGTATTGTCTTAGTTCCGGCTGATGTAACGCGCTGGTCTGTTAAATTAAGTGGTAGGGGAGATTTTAAACGGGTGATTGCCCGCTGGCGTAATGTTGCAGCTGCACAGGATATTGAGGAAGCCGCCGGAGCGGGGGAGCCTGTATACCGGATCCGTTCCGTCTTTCCAGATCAAAAAAGTGCACAACGCGCTGCACAGGCAAGATTGCAAACATACCAGAGGGGAGCAGCTACAGTTTCCGTCACCATGCCCGGACGGCCTGATCTGGTTGCTGAGTCCCGCGTAATCCTTTCCGGCTTCCGTTCCGGCGTGGATGGAGAATGGAGCGTTACCCGAGTAACTCATTCCCTCTCGCCACGGGGATATACAACTTCTGTGACGGGGGAAGTGCCGTAGTATATTTTGTAAAAATAGAAGTGAAGTTGGGGTGCTTTTGGGGGTGTTTTAGTTGCTGTGTGGTTTTAAAATGTAAATATATAATATACTTATTGGCTTAGTTCGAGTCTCCTCTCTCGCACCACAAGCACTTCTTCAGAAGTACTGGAAAGTCCGCAAAAGCTACGGCTGGCGCGGGCTTTCTTGTTTTTGTCGTC